CACCTCTCTAAAGAAGCAAAAGCTGCTATGGAAGAGGACCAGGTAGATGAAATCAAAACAAACATTCTTGAAGTACACTCTGTAGGGGAGAGAGTTTTAGATAAGTCTATTAAAGCGGGTAAAAATGTAATTGTAGATCCTAGAATGCCTTTTGCCGTAGTGCATGATAAGGATGAAAAAGGATATCTGGTTGTACAAGAAAACCAGATTATGATGGTAGAGTAGTGAAAGGAACAGTTACAATATCCTTAGAGGATTTTGAAACTCTTCAAAAAAACTCAGAAGTAGGGGTTAAAGCTAAAAAGCTCGCAGGAGATCTGGATAGGGAAGTGTCCAGACTCCTCGAGCATATGGCTAAAACTACCGATATGAGGTTAATAGCTGAAAGCTATAACAGATTACCTGATGCCCTGTCTAAATTAGAAGTAACACCTGAACAATGTCGACTGATAGCAAAATACTCAAACTAAAGATCCCGGTAAAAAGTACATACCAAAGAGTAAGTCTGTGGAATGGGATATACAACCTCACAGATAAAGAGATGACTGTGCTATCTTCTTTTATAGATCAACCTTATAAAGAGTTTTGTGATAGAGATCATAGAGAAGCAGTATCTAAAGATACTGATATGCCTATAGCAGCTATAAATACATACATCAAAAGACTGAAAGATAAAAAAGCAGTATCTTATAAGGATAAAAAATATTCATACTCAAAGTTATTTTCAGATTTTGATGGAGTGGAAATCAATATACTTAGGTGATTTTAGTTCCAAGAACTTAGTTGT